AAAAGATCGTGAAAAAAAGAAAAAATAAAAATTAAATTATGAATATATTAGGAATGCTTACAGGTGGAGGAGCTAAAGATCTTGTAGAAGGTATAGGTGGTGTTGTAGATAACTTACACACTTCTGAAGAAGAAAAACTCGAAGCCAATCAAAAAATAAAAGAATTAGTATCCAACTACGAAGTAGAAATGGAGAAAACAATAACAGAAAGATGGAAAGTTGACATGAATTCAGATTCGTGGCTTTCTAAAAATATACGACCTATGGTTCTTATATTTCTAGTAGTAGCAACAGTGTTAATGATATTTATTGACGCTGGAGTTGTGCAATTTGAAGTAAAAGATACATGGGTTGATTTATTACAACTAGTATTAATAACAGTGATTGGTGCTTACTTCGGTGGTAGATCACTAGAAAAAGTAAAAAAATAAAATTATGGCATATAAAGATTCAAGTGTAGATTATGGATTTGGACAAATGGGTAGTGCTTTTACTGATGAAGACGCGGCGGTTACGCCACCAACTGGCAAAGTTATAGTTGCCATAACGTTTTTAGAAGACACAACACTTTCAGCTCTAACACCAGCAACAGATATGTATGTAGATGGTTCTACAGGTGCTGACTTAAGTGGTTCTGCTGCTTTCTTTGGTAGTACTACAGCTGTAGGTGCTAATGGAGGTAATGCAGCTGAAATAGATAGTGCAACTATTTTTCCAAAAGGATTAACTATATATGGTAGATGGTCAAGCGTTGATCCAAGCGCTGCTTCAACTACTGGCGGTATAATCTGTTATTTCGGATACTAATGTTAGGTGCAGGGTTAGGATCTCAACCCACAACCGAGTGTGGTATTTTTAGTAGTAATTCCTGTCTTGAATTAGACGGTAATAGTGATTATGTTAATTTACCAGTAGCAATGGGAGCAAGTCTTAACAACGGAACAATATCTTGTTGGGTAAATATAAGGGATAATGATGGTGCAAGTAGTCAATCTATAGTAAGAATATCAAATGATAGTTCTAATGAAAACGCAACTCTTCAATTTCATAGAAGTAATACAGAGTTTAGAGCTGTTTATAAAATAGGCGCAACATATAAAGAGGCTACTTATAATGATGCTTCTTTAGATCTTGCTGGTTATATAGCTCAAGGATGGATACATTTAGCAATGACTTGGGAAAGTGATGGTGAAGGAACTGGTCAAGTAATAATGTACTTTAACGGAACCGCTCAAGAAACAGTATCTCAAACCGGCACTTGGGATGACGATTCAAATCCAATAGACACAATAACAGTAGGTTCAACTGACGGGGGCGCTGGTAGTTTTACTGATGGTTTTATAGATCAACTTGCTATTTATAATGTTCCCTTAGGCGCATCAGATATATCTGAAGTATACAATAGTGGTGTATTACAAGATTTAAGTACTGTGCAAGGACGGAGGGGAGCATACACTGCTACTGGTTTAATAGGTTATTATCAATTTGAAAACAATGCTAAAGATAGTAGCGGTGGCGGACATGATGGAACTTTAGTAGGAACAGCTCGTTTTAATACATCACAACCTTAAAATATGTTAGGATTAGGAAATACAATTATAGGAGGAGCTGCTTTATCAGAATTTTTACCAACAAACGTTAGTGATTTAAGTATTTGGCTTAAAAATGGCGAGGGAGTTACTGCTGCACAATGGGATGATTCTTCTGGTAATAACAACCATATTACACAAGGTACTGGTGGTAATCAAGCATCTGTAGTTGATGGTGGTTTAGATTTCGAAGGAGACAACGATGATCATTATGATTTAACTACAGGTATAGATTTAAGTGATAATAATCCTTTTAGTTTATTTGTAGTTTTGAAAATGGAAAGTTACGACTCACAAAACACTATATTAAGCGTTGCATCTGGTAATGATAAGTTTATTGAAATGCAAAATGTTGATCAAATAAGGTATAGACAAACAGGATCAACCGCTGTGCTAAAGTTTAGTACATCTGGCTTATGGGCATTAAATGAAAAAATGCTGGTTACTATAACAAAAAACACTAGTAGAGGCTTAACAGTATATAAAGGAGGTGGAGAAGAAACACAATCTGGCGCTAGTTCAGGTACAGCTGGAACTGGAGCTTTTACAGCCAACCAATTTGGAGGTAGATCAACTGGACCTGATAGAGATTTTGACGGAACAATATATGAGTTTTTATTGTATGAAAAACTTGTAAGTACTGCAGAGTTAACAGATATACACACTTACTTAAAAAACAAACACGGATTATAAATAATAACAATTAAATTAAATAAAATGGCAAAAAACACATCAAAAAAAATTAAACAATTAAGAGGTGAAAAACCTGAAAAAATAAGTAATGATCATTTAAATAAAATGCAAAATATTATAAATAATATTAATAGAGCTCAATTAGATATAGGTATTTTAGAAACAAGAAAACATAATATTTTACATGGTTTAGCTGGTTTAAATGATGAATTAGCAGTATTACAAACTGAAATTAAAAAAGAATATGGTACTACTGATATAAATATCAAAGATGGTACTATTAATTACGAAAAAAATGAACAAGCTAATTAGAAAAATAACTGTTGGTAAAGACTATAAAGAAAACGCTATGCATTATGCTGTTGGACAAGAAGTTTATGGTGGCCACACTATTTCTGATATAGTAGAAGAAAAAGATAAATATTCTATATATATTAGAAAAAACAAAGACGTATTGCCTTGGAAAGACTTTAACAAAAACATGGCGGTATCTGTAGAATACAACTTAGAGTACTAATGAAAGCGCCTTTTGATTTTGTAATAGAACCAAAAGGAAATAGATATAACAACTCTATTAAAGTTGGTGAAAAAGACTTAATAATAAATACAGAGGTTTATAACCATCAATTTGTAAATAGAGAGGCTATTGTTAAATCTGTTCCTACTGCTTTTAAGACAGAAATAAAACCTGGAGACGAGGTTATAGTACATCACAATATATTTAGAAGATGGCATAATGTAAAAGGTGAAGAAAAAAATAGTAGAAGTTTTTTTAATGAAAACACTTACTTTGTAAAGCCAGATCAAATATTTTTATATAAAAGAAATAATGAGTGGAAAGCTCCTAATGGATATTGTTTTGTTCAACCTATAAAAGATAAAAATAATCTTACTTTAGATAAAGAAAAAGATTATGTTGGAATAATTAAATATACAGATGGAACTTATAATAAAGATGAATTAGTGGGATTTACTCCTTTTTCAATGTATGAATTTATTATTGATGGTAAGCGTCTTTATAGAGTTATGAATCAATTTATTACAATTAAATATGAATATCAAGGAAACGAAGAAGAATATAATCCAAGCTGGGCAAAAAGCAGTTGAAGAATTAATTAAAGTAGCAAAAGAACCAATTGTAGATTCTGATGATGATATATCAGCAGATAGATTAAAAAATGCTGCAGCAACTAAAAAATTAGCTATATTTGACGCGTTTGAGATATTAACTAGAATCCAAGAAGAAGAAAATATTTTAGAAGGTAAAGAACCTGAAGAAAAAAAAGAAAGGACATTTAAAGGATTCGCTGAAGGAAGATCAAAATAATGTACCAACAAACTTTATATAAAATAATCGAACCTATAAAACGAACGACAATAACTCGTATGAATAGGGGTAAAAAATGGAAATATGGATACAATAAAGAACATGATATCATTGTTATATCAAAAACTGGTAAAATTGGGCAAATACTTGAAATACAAAACTTGCGAATTGGCTTGCCGTTGGAACCAAAACGAGTGCACGTGCACCCAAGAAAAAAATGGGAAAAGCTAGAACAACCAAAAGAGTTATCTAAATTAAAAAATATATTTGATTGGAGAGGCTATCCTGATGAAGCTAAAGATCAATGGTATGATTATATAGATGAGGAATTTAAAAAACGAGATGAAGGTTTTTGGTTCATAAATAAAGATAAACCAACCTACATAACAGGAACTCACTATATGTATCTTCAATGGAGTAAAATTGATGTTGGAGCTCCAGATTTTAGAGAATCAAATAGACTTTTTTATATATTTTGGGAAGCTTGTAAAGCAGATAAAAGATGTTATGGTATGTGCTATTTAAAAAATAGACGTTCTGGATTTTCTTTTATGTCATCAGCTGAAGCGGTTAATTTGGCCACTATTTCAAGTGATTCTAGATATGGTATACTTTCTAAAACAGGTGCTGATGCTAAAAAAATGTTTACAGATAAAGTTGTTCCAATTAGCGTAAATTACCCATTCTTTTTTAAACCTATCCAAGATGGTATGGATAGACCTAAAACAGAATTAGCATATAGAGTTCCAGCTAGTAAATTTACAAGAAAGAAAATAACTAGCAATGAACAAGTAGAAGAATTAGAAGGATTAGACACAACTATTGATTGGAAAAATACTGGAGACAATAGTTATGACGGTGAAAAACTAAATTTACTAGTACATGATGAAAGTGGTAAATGGGAGAGACCTGATAACATATTAAATAATTGGAGGGTTACAAAAACATGTTTAAGATTAGGTAGTAGAATAGTAGGTAAGTGTATGATGGGTAGTACATCAAATGCTTTAGATAAAGGAGGTGATAACTTTAAAAAATTATACAATGCTTCTGATGTCACACAAAGAAACAGAAATGGGCAAACTAAATCTGGATTATATTCTCTTTTTATCCCAATGGAATGGAACTACGAAGGATTTATTGATGAGTACGGAATTCCAGTTTTTGATAATCCAGAGGGCGATGTCTTCGATCCAGATGGTGAACTAATAGACGTAGGAATTATAGAGCATTGGAATAATGAAGCTGAAGGATTAAAATCAGATCATGATGCTTTAAATGAATTTTATAGACAATTTCCTAGAACTGAAGAACACGCTTTTAGAGATGAAGCTTTAAATAGTATATTTAATCTTGTTAAAATATATGAACAAATAGACTATAATGAAGGTGTTAAAAGTGAATCTAGAATAACTAAAGGTAATTTTCAATGGATAAATGGTATAAAAGATACACAAGTAATTTTTTATCCTAACCCTAAAGGTAGATTTAAAGTTAGTTGGGTTCCACCGCAAAATCTACAAAATAAAATTATTATAAAAAACGGAGTAAGATATCCTGCAAATGAACATATAGGAGCATTTGGTTGTGATAGTTACGATATATCAGGAACAGTAGATGGTAAAGGCTCTAAAGGTTCACTACATGGTTTAACAAAGTTTTCAATGGAAGACTCTCCACCAAATCATTTCTTTTTAGAATATATAGCTAGACCACAAACAGCTGATATATTTTTTGAAGATGTTTTAATGGCTTTAGTATTTTATAGCATGCCATTGTTAGCAGAGAATAACAAACCTAGACTTTTGTATTATTTAAGAAGAAGAGGTTATAGGGGTTTTAGCATGAATAGACCCGATAAAATTTGGAATAAATTATCTGTAGCTGAAAAAGAAATAGGTGGAATACCTAACTCTAGTGAAGATATAAAACAAGCGCACGCTGCAGCTATAGAAATGTACGTGCAACAATATGTAGGACACATAGGTGATGGTAACTATGGTGATCTATATTTTAATGAAACTTTAAATGATTGGAGTAGATTTGATATAACAAAAAGAACTAAATATGATGCTACAATTAGTTCTGGATTAGCTATAATGGCTTGTAACAGACATTTATATAATCCAAATGCAAAAATAGAAAAAGAACCAGTAAATTTAAGTTTCGCTAAATACTCAAATAAAGGTAATATGTCAAAAATAATTAAACAATAAATATGGCCGAATCAGTTGTAAGTAAATATTTTCCCAATCAAGCTGTTAGTGATGTCGAAAAGATAAGCTTTGAATATGGATTAAAAGTAGCTAAGGCTATAGAGAGAGAATGGTTTGAAAATGGTAGAGATGGAAATAGATATAGTAGTAGATATACCAATAACCATAGTAATTATCATAGATTAAGATTGTATGCTAGAGGTGAACAATCTATTCAAAAATATAAAGATGAATTATCTATTAATGGTGACTTATCATATCTTAATTTAGATTGGAAACCAGTTCCAATTATCCCAAAATTTGTTGATATTGTAGCTAATGGTATAGCTGAAAGAACTTGGGACGTAAAAGCTTACTCACAAGATCCTTATGGCGTAGAAAAAAGAACGCAATATATGGAAGATATATTAGGGGATATGAGAGCTAAAGCGCTTGATGATTTTGCAATGCAAAATTTAGGTATTAATACACGTAGAAGTCAAATTGAAATTTTACCTGAAAGTCAAGAAGAATTAGATATACACATGCAACTCTCTTATAAACAAGCAGTAGAAATAGCTGAAGAACAAGCTATTAATGTTTTAATGGAAGGAAGTAGATACGAATTAATTAAGAAAAGATTTTATCAAGACTTAACAGTTCTTGGTATTGGCGCTGTTAAAACTTCTTTTAACACATCTGAAGGCGCTATTGTAGAATATGTAGATCCTGCTCAATTAGTTTATTCATATACTAAAGATCCTTATTTTAACGATGTATATTATGTTGGAGAAATAAAAACAGTGCCTATTAACGAATTAGCAAAACAATTCCCTCATTTATCCCAAGAAAATTTAGAAGAAATATCAAAAACAAGTAGTAGTAATGGTATTAGAGGCTACGAAAAAGATGATAATAAAGACAATAATAAAGTAGATGTACTTTACTTTAATTATAAAACTTACATGAATGAAGTTTATAAAGTAAAAGAAACAACTAGCGGGGGAAATAAAGCAATAGAAAAAAATGACACTTTTAACCCGCCTAAAGAATTAGAGGGAGGTTTTTCTAAATTATCTAGATCTGTTGAATGTTTATATGAAGGAGCGATGATTTTGGGTACTGAAAAGCTAATTAAATGGGAAATGGCAAAAAATATGATGCGCCCTAAAAGTGACTATACTAAAGTTAAAATGAACTACGCAATATGCGCTCCAAGAATGTATGATGGTAGAATAGAATCTTTAGTAAGCAGAATAACGGGATTTGCAGATATGATTCAAATAACTCATCTTAAATTACAACAAGTGTTATCGAGAATGACACCTGATGGTATTTATATTGACGTTGATGGTTTAGCTGAGATAGATTTAGGTAATGGTACGAATTACAATCCACAAGAAGCTTTAAATATGTTTTTCCAAACTGGTAGTATAGTTGGAAGATCTATGACACAAGATGGCGACATGAATCCTGGTAAAGTACCTATTCAAGAAATACAATCTGGTAGTGGTGGTGCTAAATTACAAAGTTTAATAACTACGTATAACTACTATCTACAAATGATACGTGACACAACGGGATTAAATGAAGCTAGAGACGCAACAACTCCTGATCCAAACTCATTAGTAGGATTACAAAAAATAGCAGCAGCAAATTCAAATACAGCTACTAGACATATATTACAAGCTGGTTTATTTTTAACGCAAGAAGTGGCTGAATCATTATCTTTGAGAATATCAGATATAATAGAATATTCGCCTACAAGAGATGCTTTTATTCACGCTATAGGTAAACATAATTTTGCAACTTTAGATGAAATTAAAGATTTATATCTTTATGATTTTGGTATATTTTTAGAATTAACTCCAGATGAAGAAGAACAAGCGCAATTAGAAAATAATATACAAATAGCTTTACAACAACAAACTATAGATTTAGAAGATGTTATTGACTTAAGAGAAATAAAAAATATAAAACTAGCTAATCAATTATTAAAGATACGTAGAAAGAAAAAACAAGAAAAAGATCAATTGATAGCTCAACAAAACATGCAAGCTCAAGCACAGGCCAATGCTCAAGCGCAACAAGCTGTAGCACAAATGGAAATGCAAAAACAACAAATGATTACACAATCAGCTGCACAATTAGAACAACAGAAAGGCGAAATAGACGTAAACAAACTTTACGCTGAAATGCAAGTTAAACAACAATTGATGCAACAAGAGTTCCAATATAACATGCAACTTAGACAATTAGATATGCAGACTATTATGGAAAGAGAAAATCAAAAAGAAGATAGAAAAGACGATAGAACTAAAATACAAGCTTCACAACAATCTGAATTAATAGATCAGAGACAAAATCAAAAACCACCTAAAGACTTTGAATCAGCAGGTAATGATGTTTTAGAGGGTGGTGTAAACTTAGCGGGATTTGATCCTAGATAAATAACTAATTAATTATATAATATTTTATTATGGCAAGAAAAGAAATTAAAGAAACAGCCGAAAAGGCTACAGAGCAACCTATAGTAGATGATAAGGTTGAAAAACTTAAAGTTAAAAAGAAACCTAAAAGTTTTAAAAAACAAGAATTTGACGACGTTGTTAAAATAGATTTAAGTAAAAAAGAAGAAGAAACTACTAAAGACGAAGAAATAAAAGAAGAGGTAAAAGAAGAAGTGGTAGAAACTATTGAAAAAAACAGCGAAGATATAAAGACTGAAGAAAAAGAATCTCCAATTATTGAAGAGATAACCGATGAACCTAAAGAACTTCAAACTAAAGAAAAGATTGAAGAAAAAAATATTTTAGAAGAGGCTTTAGTTGAAAATATAAAACAAAACACCGAGCTTCCTGAAGGTATAAAAAAACTTATGGCTTTTATGGATGAAACTGGTGGTGATATAAATGACTATGTATTACTCAATAGATCATATGATGATTTAAATGATCAAGATTTGCTTTATGAGTATTACAAAGCTACAAAACCACATTTAACAACAGATGAAGTTCAATTTATGTTAGAAGATCAATTTTTAATTGATGAAGATGTGGATGAAGACAAAGATATTAAAAGAAAAAACCTAGCGCTAAAAGAGCAAGTTGCCAGCGCTAGACAGCACTTGGATGGCTTAAAATCCAAATATTATGAAGATATCAAAATGGGCTCTAAACTTACTAATGAACAAAAGGGAGCTATTGATTTCTTTAATAGATACAAGAAGGAAAAATCAAAAAACGAAAAACTAGCAAAACAACAAACTGAACTTTTTTTAAATAAAACTAATCAAGTTTTCAATGATGAATTCAAAGGTTTTGAATATAATGTTGGTGACAAAAGATTTAGATTTAACGTTAAAGATGTTAATGACGTAAAAGAAAGTCAAAGCGATATAAGTAATTTCGTCAAAAAGTTTTTGAATGAAAAACAAGAGATGGAGGATGCAAATGGTTATCATAAATCTCTATTTACAGCTATGAATCCTGATGTTATTGCTAACCACTTTTACGAGCAAGGTAAAGCAGACGCTTTAAAAGATAGTGTTGCTAAATCTAAAAATATTGATATGAATCCAAGATCGACACATAGTGATCCTATTAATACTAGTGGTTTAAAGTTTAGAGTTATAAACGACGATCCTAGTCCTGTATTTAAATTTAGAGGTAAAAATAAATAACAATTTAAAAATTAAAAAAAATGGCAATATCAAATCCAGGTGGAAATTTGAATAGCGTTGTAGCCCCAGGGAAACAGGTGCTATCTTCAAATTACATCGATTTTACAGCTACGGCTACCGCAGGGTGGGCGCAGCAATACCTGCCTGACTTAATGGAAAAAGAAGCTGAGGTTTTTGGAACTAGAACAATCTCAGGTTTTTTAATGCAAGTTGGTGCAGAAGAACCTATGACTTCAGATCAAGTTATTTGGTCAGAACAAGGTAGGTTACACCTTTCTTATAAAGGTAGAATGAAAAGTGCAACAAATACAACTAGCGCGGTAACTTCTGGTGGTTCTGCAACAAACGCAGGGGGTCACATTCAAATTGAAAAAGATATCGATGGTAACGCATTGGGCACTAGTTCATATTCAAATGGTGATCATGGTATCCGTGTTAACGATATGGTTTTAATCGCGGATTCTCAAGCTACAGTTCGCGCACTTGTAACTGAGGTTGATTCAGATGGAGACATTTCTGTTACACCTTATGATGCTGGTGGTTCTACTACTACATTAGGAGCAGCTGGTTTAGCTACTGGTGATGTTTCTGAGGCATTAAGAATCTTAGTTTATGGTTCTGAATACAAAAAAGGAGACACTGGTAGAGTAGGTGCTAATGAACCAAAGTTCACTTCTTTTGCTAATAAACCAATTATATTAAAAGATAAGTATGAGATCTCAGGATCAGATGCTTCTCAAATTGGTTGGGTTGAAGTAGCAGGTGAAGCAGGACAAATGGGTTATATGTGGTACTTAAAAGCAGAAGGTGACACTAGAGCGCGTTTCGCTGATTACTTAGAAATGTCGATGGTTGAATCTATTAGAGCTGGTGGTACTTCTTATACTGCTGCTAACACTCAAGTAGATAACTTTTTACAAGCTAGAGCTGGTAGTGAAGGTTTATTTGCTGCTATCGAAGATAGAGGAAATATAACTACTGGTGTTACTGGTGTATCTTGGTCTACTGACTTAGCTGAATTTGACGCTATATTAGCTGAATTTGACAAGCAAGGAGCTATTGAAGAGAACATGATGTTCTTAAATAGAGATACGGCTTTAGCTGTTGATGACATGTTAGCTGGTATTAATGGAGGTTATTCTGGTGGTGCTTCTTATGGAGTTTTCAGTAACTCTGAAGATATGGCACTTAACTTAGGATTCTCTGGTTTCAGAAGAGGTTCTTATGACTTCTATAAAACTGATTGGAAATACTTAAATGATTTATCTACTAGAGGAGCTATTAATTCTGTAGATACTGACAACGCAATACGTGGTGTATTCGTTCCAGCGGGTGTTACTTCAGTTTATGACCAAATGTTAGGAAGAAATCTTAAGAGACCTTTCTTACACGTTAGATATAGAGCTTCTCAAACTGATGACCGAAGATGGAAAACTTGGGTTACTGGTTCTGTTGGAGCAGCAACATCTGACTTAGACGCTATGGAGATACATATGTTATCTGAAAGATGTCTAATTGTTCAAGGTGCTAACAACTTTATGTTAATGAAGTAAGCATTTATATATTAAAAGTGTCGGGGCTTAGGCCTCGACTCTTTTATTTTTATTAATTTTATTATATATTATATTATGGCAAAGAAAAAAGAAACTAAAATTGAGGTAAAAGAAACTCAAATTAAAGAACAGGTTGTTAACGAACCTAAAATAAAAACAGTTAAAAAAGTAAAAGATCCAAATATTTGGGAAATAAAAGATAGAACTTATTACTTAAAAAATAATAAAAGACCTTTATCATACATGATTAGATCTGCTAATATTTATTATTTTGATGAAGAAATGGGTTACGAAAGAGAATTAAAATATACTTCTAATCAAAAAACTTGTTTTGTTGATGAAATGAAAGGAGATCAAAGATTAGAACATATTATATTTAGAAATGGAGCTTTATTTGTTCCTAGAAACAAAACAGTTTTACAAAAACTTTTATCTTTATATCATCCAGCTAAAGATAAATTATTTTATGAATGGAAACCTGAAAAGACAGCATCAGACGAAGTTGATTGGATAGAAATAGAAATTGCAGCTTTAAACGCAGCGCAGAATTTAGAAATTGAAATGATAGAAGCTGTAATGCGTGTTGAGGTTGGATCTGAAGTATCTAAGATGAGTTCTAAGGAACTTAGAAGAGATGCTTTAGTATATGCTAGAAATAATCCTCAACTGTTCTTAGAATTAGTTACTGATGAAAATATCCATCTTAGAAATTTTGGTATAAAAGCAACAGAGATGAATATATTAAAGTTATCAAATGACCAAAGACATTTTATGTGGGCAAATAACGATAGAAAACTAATGACGGTTCCTTTTGATGAGCATCCATACACTGCTTTAGCACATTGGTTTAAAACCGATGAAGGTATGGAAATATATGCAAATATAGAAAAAAGATTAAAAAATTAATCTAACTGTAGTGGTGATCGCCCTACGGGGCGATTACAAACTACAACTAAAAAGAAATTATGGTAAATATAGACACTGTGTATCAAAGAGTTTTAGCTTTAGCTAATAAAGAACAAAGAGGATATATAACGCCTCAAGAGTTTAATCTATTTGCAAATCAAGTGCAAATGGATATGTTTGAACAGTACTTTTATGATTTGAATCAATTCATGAGATTACCCGGTAATGATACTGAATACGCTGATGTCGTAAGTATAATAGAAGAAAAAATACAGATATTCGATGAGGTTGCTGGTGCAAACGATGTGCAAACTTGGCAAACAGCAGGACCTCCAACTAATTTAATCATACCGGATGATGTATATAGAGTACATAGAGTAGAAACAAACAATATTGAATGTGAAATATTAAATACAAAAGATTTTAATAGGGTTAAATTTTCGCCTCTTACAATGCCTAGTGAATCAAGACCTATTTGTAATATAAGAAATAATATATTAAGAATTAACAACGGTGAAGAAGTTGATCCTGCTGATACTGATGTTGGGGTATTTTTTATTAGAATACCAAATAGAGTTTCTTGGGGTTATATGGTTGTAAATGAAAAAGCACTATATAACGAAAATACTTCTGTTAATTTTGAATTACATCGTTCAGAAGAAACTGATATAGTTTTAAAAATATTAGCTTTAGCTGGTATATCAATAAAAGATCCAAGTGTGTATCAAGCAGCATCAACAGAAGATAACAAAAATATAACACAAGAAAAACAATAACAAATGGGATTATTAGACGGAACTCAACAAGATTATTACGATAGTAATATTTATGGCGATTATCAATTCACATCTTTAAATGATATAATAAACCAATTCATGATAGCGTACGTTGGTGAAAGTAAAATTATATCAAAAATAAAAAGAACAGATGTCGCTTTTCACGCACAAAGAGCTTTACAAGAACTATCTTTTGATACTTTTAAATCCTGCAAAACACAAGAATTTACAGTTCCACCATCTTTAACAATGCCATTACCGCATGATTACGTTAATTATGTAAAAATCAAATGGATTGATGCTGGAGGTATAGAACATGTTTTATATCCAGCGTCAAAAACATCTAATCCAACAAATCCATATCAAAATTCAGATGGTGAATTTAAATTACAAGCAATTGGTACTTTAAATGCTGGTATAAGTGATGTAACTTTAGATACAGAACATAAAGACATACAAGTTGGCATGATTGTAACTGGACCATTTATTCCAGATAATACTATAGTTGAAGGAACTAGTAATAGCGGTGGCATTACAACTATTAATATGAGTAATACCGCCACTCAATCTGCTACAAAAATAACATTAAGTTTTTCTAATGAATCTGGAGATTTATTATTAAACAAAGCAACGCCACAAGTTGTAGAATCATTATCTTGGAATACTTCAGATTTTCAAATAACGGCAAATTCACCATCAGATATTGATAGTATAGAAGTAGGGATGTTAGTTAGTCATAAATATTGGGACACAGGAACAGTTGTTACAAATGTCAATAAAACAAATGGCGTAATAGTTGTAAGTAACTTACCTTCACTTGGCAACACTGCTCAAACAGGTGAGATAACTTTTATTCAACCAGATCATACATCAATATCAGATACTTGGTCAAATTATAAATCTGCCACACCATCTGAAAATAAAAATGATGATTACGAAGATGATACATATTGGCCTAGTATGGGTGAAAGATATGGTTTAGACCCTCAGCACGCTCAAGTAAATGGATCATTTTATATAGATTGTCAAAGAGGAAAAATACATTTTAGTTCTAATATTTCTTCAAAAACTGTAATAGTAGAATATATAAGTGATAGTCTTGGTACAGATGAAGAAATGAAAGTACATAAATTTGCTGAAGAAGCAATGTATAAATGGATAGCTCACGCTATATTATCTACAAGATCTAATATACCTGAATATATTATAGCGAGATTTAAAAGAGAAAGAGCCGCAGAGATAAGAAAAGCTAAAATAAGATTATCTAATATTAAGTTAGAAGAAATTACACAAGTATTAAGAGGTAAATCTAAATTTATAAAACACTAATATATGCCTGAGATTCAGAATAACTTTACTCAAGGTAAAATGAACAAAGACCTTGACGAAAGAATTGTTCCAGCTGGACAATATAGAGACGCTTTAAATATAGAAGTTTCGACTTCCGAAGGTTCCAATATTGGTGCCGTGCAGAATATATTGGGTAATACTCAAAAAACAATATTAGATCAATTATATCCATTACCTACAATACAAGCGATAACTGGTAATCCAGATGCTTTGCCACCTTCTTCCGTTACTGTTGATACTATAGGTCGCTGTGTAGGGTCTGTAGCTGATGAGAAGAATGATAAATTATATTATTTAATGCATAGTGGTGTAGATGTACAACCACCTTGTGGCGTTGAGAATGATATATTAGCCGCTGGTCCTGGGGTTTCTGGAAGTGCATTTTATAATAATAACGTTACAACTCCTCAGTCATGGTTATACTCTAATGGTATAGGCTCTTACATAGATTCTGTTATACAATACTCGTCTCCTTATGATGGCGATGATGAGTTTACAACTATATTTAGAGACAAACATTCGGTAGTTATAGATATATATCATGCTGAGTCTGGAAGCGATAGAAATTTTGGAACCTATGGTATATCTCCACCAACAGGTTTTAATTCAAGAGGTTTTATAGGTTTTTATCAAGAAGATCAAATAGCAGTAGTATGCGAAGAAAACACTTTAAAAATAAATTCACTAGCACATTGTTTAAGTGTAGATAGTAATGGAAACGTAATAGATCTGTTTAGTTATGATGGTATTGAAAGACGTATTGTAAGCATTAAAGAAGTTGGTCAAGTAACATTATTTCCTAATATTAAAAAATATATAATTAGATTATCAAATGAATTCTCTTGGGTTGATGCAAACGGCGTGCAAACCGTAGATGCTATTCATCCAAGTTTTTTTGTTTTTAGCGACAATGGAGCTTGTAGGTTTCATAAAGATAATTTAATAACAGGTATTAACACTATTGATGATATGTTATTTTGGACTGATAATCATAGTGAACCTAAAAAAATAAATATACCAAGATGTATAAAAGGTACAGATCAAAGTACTAATGATCCTACTAAATTAGTAGTTCTTGATCAAATATTTCAACCTACTGTTGAAATGAAAGAAAAACATATAACATTAATAAAAAAAGCTCCTAAACTACCACCCACTCTGGAAATGCAAACATCACGTAGTGGTTACTCTTGGGGATGGTTAGATTTGAATTTTTCAATTGCTAATTATGAAGTTGGTGATACTTTTGTAGTAGAAATTCAACCTTTTCAAGGTTCGCAATCTTTAAATTATAAAATAGGAGATCATTTATTTTTAAAAGCACCAGCAACAACCGGAATGTATCCTATAACAGCTGAAGATTACGATATAAGACTACTAGTTTTAGCTATAAGTGGTTTAAATTATACATGTAAGGTTGTAAAAAGGCCTTATTCATATGTTAATACTAATAGTTATGGCGTTAGTCTAGATGAAAGTACTGATCATCTTTTTAAACTAAAATTTCCTAAATTTGCTTTAAGATACAAATATGAAGATGGAGAGTATTCAGCTTTTGGCCCTTTCTCTGATTTAGCTTTTGTACCTGGAGATTATGATTTTCATCCTAAAAAAGGTTATAATTTAGGTATGGAAAACAGATTAAAAGAATTAACTTTAAAAAATATAATTCCAAATGATATACCTAAAGATGTTGTCCAGGTAGATATACTGTATAAAGAAACAGGTAATGTTAATATTTATATAGTAGAACAGATAAGACAAACTGATGATGAGTGGGATAGTAATGAATATAAAGTAGAAAACGAAACTATATTTTCTGTTTTACCAGAAAACCAAACTTTAAGACCATGGGATAACGTGCCTAGAAAAGCTTTAGCGCAAGAAATTACAGGTAATAGAATAGTATTTGCTAACTACTTACAGAGTTATAACTTAACAGATGTTAATAAAAAATATGTAAAACCTAATTTCAATATATGGTTAGAAGAACATAATTATAGTAAAGAATCAATTAAGAGTTTACGTACTTATCAATTAGGAATAATATACTTAGACGAGTATGGTAGAGAAACACCTATTCAAACGTCATCAAAATCATCTATAAAAACATCACATCTTGATGCTAGTAAAACAAATAAAATAATCACAAATATAGATAGTTCACCTCCAGATTTTGCAAAATATTATAAATTTTATATTAAAGAAACATCTGATGAGTATTATAATTTAGTGATGGATAGATACTTTGATGCTGAAGATGGTAATGTATGGATATCATTTACTTCTCACGATAGAAATAAATTAACAATAGATGACACTTTAATACTTAAAAAATCTTTAGAAGGAGGAGCAGTTGAAGAAAAAAATTCTTTCAAAATATTAGATATAAAAAACGAAGCGCCTAAATTTATAAAAACTAGGAGGGCTACACTGGGTGAAGTAAGTCAACAGTTGAACAATTGGGTACGTACTATAACTACGACTGCCGATCAAAACTCATATGATTTTTGGCCTTTAGTTGGAAAAAAGGAGTTTCACATGTTAGGTGTTAGTATGCAACATGGTAGTTTACATAATTGGGATGATAAATTACCTGCTAATGGAGGAGATTTATCTGCGCCTTTATGGATTAGATTTATATCAAAAGACTATACTGGAGTTGCTACTGATGCCACTTGGGGAAATGAATTACAATATAGATCAAAATGGTATGAAATAGATAACGCAAAAAAAGACGATAGCGATCAAATATATGCCATTAGATTAAAGGATCAACTTGGCGAAGATGTAGAGTGGATGAATACTGGAACACCAATCAACCCAACGTTGT